TCAATAGACAAGCTCTATTATGTTATCTGTATTAAATACAACTGACAGGATTTATAAAATCTATCAAGGACAGAAATATCTCTTAAATGAGGTCCAGAACTACTGTGGAGGACATGCAAACGCATGGTACTCCCGCATACTCCAATGGTGCGCCTCAACATTGGTAAACTCAATCAGCTTGCGTACGACTGCCTTGGCGGTCGTCCTATACCTCGGACGCGCATCCCTATGGAAATTCCTAGGGTATTGCTATCGTTACCTAGCTGATGCTCCATCCCTCCGCCATTATATCTCAGACCAATTGGGATATGAGAAGGGGGTGGACAGCCGATCTAAGTTCCACAAGCACACGTGGGACAATACTGAGCTCATAGACTCTACACACACGCATCCAATAGATGCCTCAATGAGAACACGAGCTCGCCTTGCGATATTTGCCTTCATAGAAAAGGTACTGAAGCGAGAAGTATACGAGATTGGCACGTTCAAGCCATCGAAAGGTGAACACGACTACTACTGGGCAAAGGATTATACTATTCCTGCATGTACGAAAGTGTGCACCGAGAACCATGCAATCGCTCTAATCGACGTGGACTATTATCTCGATTTAGACAGACGCTTGAACAGTCTACCCTTAGTACCCGTGGTAATCTACACTATTGTTCCAGAAGAAGCTTGTGGAATGACAGGAAATACCTCCTTCACCTTTAAAGAAGATGGTAGTTTCAGTAGTCAACTATCAGGCGGGAGCAGTTACGAACACCCTCTCTGGTCATATTCCGGGGATTGTATCACCTTGTGGTCGCCAATCAGTTTGACAAGTTCAATCTATAGAGTGGAAAGACGCGCCGTGGCACAACATAGGGCTGTTCTGTTACTGGATCCCGTACGTAGACTTACTGGAATGAAACACCTGTTATCTACACTCCTTGTACAACATAACTACTTGACGAGATTCAAGCCGATCACAAACGGTTTCATAGTTTTTGATGTGTTGGAAAGTGAAGAACGCAAAACCACGTTGGCGAGGGCGGGTACCTATCGGGCAATCACTCTGAAACGGGCTGATCTAGACACGTTATTGAGTCTGTATAAACACTCAAAGACCACTCTGCATGTAGCCACCCTACAGGGATATTTGCCATCAATAGAGAAAAACAAATTACCAATTCTGGCTGACTACATCCGCACGGAGACCAAATACTGGGAAATATCATACCCCGGCGTGCGAAGAGTCATTCACTACCAGAAAGGTAAAGAGTATGATCCTGAGGCCCCCAAGACCATGCTGCCCTTTGGCAACAACATTGCCGGTGAGGCTTACGCACCAGATCTCACCAAAGACAATGAACGTTCTTGCTTGCAAGTAAGACTGTTGGAACCAATGAAATTCAGTGAGTCACATTGCGTGACCATTGAAGAAGTCGAGAAATACATAGATGAATTTTCTAAGTTATTCATTAGAGACTTTAAACTCATTCCATGGTCAGAAGAGCAGGTCCGTGAGAAACAGCCACGCCCAGCGCAACAATTGTCGTTGGAAACCGCTGAAACTCGCGGAGTTTTGGAACCTGACCAGCAGACTAAGGTCAGTGCTTTTCAAAAGAGCGAAACCTACCCAGAGGACAAGGCCCCAAGAAACATCTCAACTGTCGACCCACAGCTGAAATGCCAATACTCGCGTTATGTCTACCCACTATCCGAACATCTTAAAACGGAGAAGTGGTACGCTTTCGGTAAGACTCCCAGGCAAGTCGCTGACACTATTGTCAGCGTGATCAAAGGAGCTAAGGAAGCTGTTGAGACAGATTTCTCAAAATTTGATGGACATAAGTCCTATCTGTTTTGTGCTTTACACAAAGCAGTATTTATGGCATGCGTGCCTGAATCAGAGAGAGAGACCATCTTACATCTATACGCAAACACTAAAGACCGTGAATGCTATACCAAGATGGGGATAAATTACTACTCGGGACCAACCCAACTGTCTGGATCACCAGACACCGCCTGCTTCAATTCCATAGACAATAAATTTGTGGATTTTTACGGTAGGAGGTTACAGGGTATGGCCCCCTCTAAAGCTTACAAAGGCCGCGGAATATTCGGAGGAGACGACGGATTATCCACGGGACTGCAGGAGAAATTCTTTATATTAGCCTCTAATAATATGGGCTTGAAAGTAACTTCTAACGTGGTCAAAACTGGCTCACCGGTGACCTTTTTAGCTAGGTATTATCCTGACCCTTGGAATGGATCGGTTGAAAGTTGTTTGGACGTAGCGAGACAAGTGCCGAAATTCTTCGTCAGCAGCAAGGGGTGTACCCTGAGCGATGAAGATAAATTAGTAGCTAAATGCATTGGGATATGGTTGAATGACCGCAACTCCCCAGTGCTAGGACCATTAGCCACTAAAGTCATGAACATCAAGTTTGGTGAACCTGACCGGGAGAAGATCTTAACTTATCTAGGGGATGTCAACTACCCTGGCAACCCCCATTTAGCGCTACTTCCTTGGCATTTAACAGTGGACTTCGATGAACACTACCCCAACAATGTGGGGCCCGAAGTCTGGGAAACTGTCAAACTGCCCATAGACGTAGAGAAATTTGAGATGGCACTATCGAGGTGTAACACCCTTTATGACCTGTTGAATCTTCCCTTCTGCGGTGATGAACATGAGCCCACGGCTCTAGAATCAAACACCAGCGATAAGCTGGTGGACCAAACCGTGGCCACAGACGCCGAACTAAAAGACGGCATGTGGATAACCGCACAATCAGCGAAGAAGAAACAGCTCTCGAAACCTACTAAGCCCAAAACCGTCAAGCTTAGTAAGCGTGCCGCCCAAGGTACTGGCGTGGGACCGAACCCCGCCGAGCAAAGGACCGAAGATAAGTCTAACCTAGCCAAAGCGGTCGGAGGCGCAAGCCCGAAAGTTGCAAACACAGCAGCTAACCGACCAGCCCAAAAGAAACAGCCACAGGTAGTCAATAAGGCAAAGGGTAAGACTGGGAATGACATTCCCCAAAAGTCAAAACCTAGCCGAAAGGTAGTTGATGTTAAGACCCAACCAACAGCCCAAAAGCAACCTGCGCCTAATAAGCCCAAAGATAGCAATTATTATGCTCA